CTATTATACCGGCGTAAGAACTTACAGCTGCTTCTATCGATGCTTGACCCGCAGCTACTAAGTTTTGATAACCTTTAACCTTATCATCCTTACTTGCTTCTACTACCCCAACATACTGAGTTACTTTATTATCTGCTATAACTACCGGGGGAGGAACTACTGTCGGTGATCCCTCAGCCACGTAGCCTTTTACCTCACTAGTTGCTGCAACGGTTGTCGCGGAGCCTTGTTGAGGAACTGGAGAAGGTGTTTGCGGCGCCGTTATTTCTTTTTCATATTGTTTGGCAAGCTCAATTCTTTGAGTTCTAGAACGCTTATCAGCTGATCCAGTTGCTTTATTAACAACATCTATACTTCTTAGATCTTCCGGCTTTACTCCTTTGTACGCTAAATAGAACGCTGGAACAATTTTTGCAGCAACAGATGGTTCGTTAGCAAGGTCAGGGTTATTAACTAAATCTATACCGATAATACTACCAACTTTTTGGTATGCATCTTTACCGGTAAGTTGAATAAAGCCCCGTCCTCTATATTTGTAACCATCACCTGGAGAAGTGTTACCGAGGTCAGCCCTGTTACCATAAAGGACTTCTCCTACAGCTTGCTCTCCTTTGGCTACTACTGCCTCAGCATCCTTAATGGTTTTAAATCTTGGTCGATTTCCTAGCTTGTTACCTTCCCCAAATAATTCAAATAGTCTTTTAGCACTGTAGCCGCTAAGATTTTCCGAGCGTGGTCTAAAACCACTTTCTCTATCAATCTGTGCAAATATGTTAGCCTGTGCTTTAGGATCGCTTATACCTGCTTCATCTAGCTCTTTAAGTATTAAGTCTTTTGATTTAAAAGAAGCTACATTTCTAACAATACTTCTTGCACCACCTGTTATTGAAGAAACAGCAGCGGCGCCTGCCCCCATTACTTTTTCAGGTATAGTAGTACCAGATACACCTGGTGTTGTAATACTTTCATATGCTCCAGATACTGCTGCCACTCCTTTTTTAGCTGTTTCTTTTATATTAACACCTGAGAAGTCTTCTATTGCTTTGTTAATATCTTCTAATTTTGCTTGTACGTCTTCGTTTTTTAAAGCTTGAGCACCGTATACTGCTGCTCCTACCCCACCAGCTAGCAAAGCAATCTTACCAAACGAAGACATGTTAAAGAACTTTCTGCCTGCCCTAAAAGGTAATTTAACAAGAGCTGATATAAGTCTTATAACTCCAGCAAGAGCTGCCGCCGCTGTGCCTATAAGTTTAACACCAAAATAAGCTGCTAGAGCTCCCCCTGCTACTTTTAATCCGGTATTAAGCTCATCTAAATTAGGGAGCATTTTTTTAATCTCGTCAAACACTGTTGAAAAAGCAACTTTTATTTGTTCCTGCCTATCTTTAGGAAGCATTTTATAAATCATACCTGCAATAGCTGCTCCCACAAGTGGATTTTTCAACAGTGATCTTAAAATTCCTCCAACGTCTTCATTTTTACTTACTGATGGAGCTTTTTCTCTAACATATGTACGATCGGTTTGTGGAGCTTTACGCTCCATAATAGTTTCTTTTTCTTTGTACGCTTCATATGTTACTTCTTTTGAGGCGCGAATATTTACTAAACTTTCTACTGTTGAGTCTAAGGTCTTATCTAATTTAACCAAATTATCTGATAGCAGCTTTGATGCAATATTAAGTTGTTTGACGTTCATTAGCATTGCGTCAAACATTGTAACTAAGTTTTTACTGCTATCCAGTTGAGGTGCTGCTATAGCTGTAAGTATTGGGCCAACGTCCTTAAGAACGCTTGCTTTTATAGAATCTAGCTCTTGAGAATTAATCATGTTTAATTAGACATTTCTTCTTCTGGGGCAAAAATATTTTTAGTGTTGTTGATATTTACTATATTTAATCTGCTTAAAACATCATATGCTTCCTTTAAAATAGCTCGCTCACCTGACGCTCTTAAAATTTGACTGCCAGAATCAACGCCTTTAATTTCTGGCATGACACTTAGTCCCTTCTCTATTTCTAAGGCAAACATCTTGGATGTAAATTCTACCTCGCGCTGGGCTTTTAATTTTTCAGCTTCTGATTTGGTTACCTTCACATCATTTACACCCGAAGCATCTACAGCTTGTTTTACAGTTTGTGCCGCTACCGCTTCTGCTTCAGGTAGAGATGCTGAAACTTGTGGCTTTTTTTCTACTACTAAAACAGGCTCGCTTACTGCTTTGGGGGGAGGAGCCGTTACGGATACTTGAACGTTTAAGGGTGCTACTTCTTCTGACGGCTGTACACTGATAGGTGCCGCGCTACTTTGAATAACCGGTACTGTTGTAGTAGCAGGGGAGGGGAGAGATTCTTTTGATGCTTCAGGAGGTGCAGACGGTGTAGGGGCTACGGTGGGAGCAGGAGCAAGCCCACCACTAGGTGTTTGAGCTCTAACGGCAGATTTAGCAGTTGGATCTCCTTTTAACTCTCTTATTTTTTCTCTAGCACTCTCTAAATTAAAAATTCCAAACGTTACATTTTGAATAATTTGATCTGTAACTATTTCAGGAACATCTACCGGCTTTCCAGTCTCTTCAGCTTCTCTTATAGCACCTGCAGTATCATAAGCAACCTCTGCTGCACCTGCTACAGCACCAATAATAGGTACAGTTTTTAATAATTTTTTAGCGGTTGATCCAGCAGCGCCAGCAGCCTTTTTAAGTTTAGATTTAGACTCTTCTTTTTTTTGTTCTGGCTGTTTTTCTTTTTCTTTTTCTTTTTTCTTATCACCGCGGTCAGGTAATTCTACTTCTATTTCTTTCTCAGTAGTAGGAATATTAGAGGGAGGATTCTTGTGCTACGTCTCCTACTGCTTTACCCGCAGCAGCGCCAGCTGCCCCAGCTACTATTTTTCCTTTGCCAGTCTTTTTTGCATTTGCCTTTTCTTTTTCGAAAGCCTCTCGATCTTTTTTAAGTCTTCTACGCTCATTGTCTAGCTCATCAGCAGTGTCTTGAATGAGGCCAAGAGCAGTAGCAGTTACTAAAGCAAGATTAACTACCTGATAAAGAGCGTTAAAAATATTAGCAATTTTTGCTCTGCTCCAAAACAAAGCTAATGTTCCTGCTATTAATCCAGCTGCTATTTTAAATTTTTTAATAGCATCTTCACCACCAACTACACTTCTTATTATTCCATCTAAGACTGCTAAAATTGCTTCTCGTACTTGAGGAATTAATAAAAGCCCAACTAATCCTGCTATTTTAGCAAAATCAATCGCGCCTCTTTTTTGAGTTTGGGCGTCTATTACTGGCCCGCCGATGCTTGTCATTGCAGCTGTTGGTTTTGACTCCATAATAAATTCACGCTCTTTAAACCGCTCTATTCTTTTTTCAGCTGCTTTTCTTCTTTCTACCTCTGCAAGATCTTCCAAGTCTAAAGAAACTAACTCACCATCTATCCCGCTAATTGCTTTAGATGACGCAATTAAATTATTTTTAGTATTCTCGTTAGTGAGAATAATTTGATTAACATAAAAAGACAGCGACGCAAACATTTCATTTTTTGCGTCGCTTATTGCTTGATCTCTTAATACTATATCAGCCACGTTGCTGTAATCTCTCTTTTTCTTTTTCTAGATAGTCTTTTAATAAATCAACATAAATGTCTCTCTCAAAAGGAATCATGCTTTCTATTTCATCTATTGACCACTTGTGGTGCTGAGCCAAACTAAAATTTAAAACGTAATAATTTGGCAGCGTGTTATGACTCAGCCCAACGTAAAAAAATCTGTTAAATTATTCAGTACAATATTTTTTTCTTTTCCAAGGCTGTTCGTATACTTTACTTCATAATGCAGCCGAGGCATTGTTGCAAAAAAATCTTGAACTTTCTTAAATGTCTTAACATCAAGCTGCTGTATAAAATCATCTAATTCATCTGCACTATATTCACTTACATCGTATACTGTCTCGCTATCGTAAATCTTTTCAATACAGCCTTTAAGGATTTGAAAAAATAAATCTGTCTCACCATCAACCGATTCAATATTATTGGCAACATTAGTTTTTGGATACTTCATTACCATTCCAAGTTGCTCATTTATTTCTATTTTATTAGTGTGATCAGTTTCTTTTTTTACTTCTATTTCATCAAGATTAATTTCAACTGTGTATCGTTTATCATCTTCTAAATCTCTGTAAGTTACTTCAATAACGTTATTAATTGATTTTGCTCTGATCTTAATAAAGATATACTCCATATCGAAAGTGCAGAGCTCATCTACGCTTACGTCTTCAGATAAAATACAATTGGAAATAACTTGTTTGATTGCACCGATAATCTCTTTAGGATCTTCGCTTGACTGCGCCATTAGTAAAAGTTTTTCTTCTTTTACTAAAAACGGTCTATACTTTATTTCCTTATCTGTCGATGGCAATTTCAAAGTAAAGATCGGGTATCCAATCTTCGGTAATGATTTAACATTTTTATTCATTTTAACTCCTATGAGAATATTCCAGACAACCCACCTATAGCTTTTTTGGCATTACCAATTACATTAATTACATCAGCAACTCCAGTCGGCTTTCTAATTGTACTAATCGTTTGAATAGCTGAACCTACCTTTAATATTTTTTGAAGAAGAGACAAACCTCCAGATGACGCACCATCAAGTAATCCTGTAAGGTCAATTTCTTCCAGGCTCCAGTTATAGTATGTAAATGTAACAGGGATTCGCATAATACTATCATTATCTGCCCAGGATAAAGCTACATCTCCTAAAAAGATAGGATATGCTTCGTGAAGATTAACGACAATAACTTTTTTATTTGCTTCATCTAATACTGTAATCCGAATTTCAGTAGCGTATTGATTTTTAAATTCGACTTCAAATGGCTTTAGACCGTTGAACCCAACACCAAAAGAGGAGTATGGCATACGATCTGATTTTACTATTCCGTTCATCCAGCTATAAAAAAATTGATGTATCTGTCCTGTACCATCACCTAAGAAAGTAAACGTTTGATCTGTAAATACGGGGGCATATGGTTTACGTTCAATTGGACCATACCCATATCTTCTAATTTCAGAAGTGGCTAATGACATACCAGGAATGTTTGTTGCCTCTGTTAGAAATGGAATAACCCTTGCTATCTCGGTAGCTGCGCCCGCCATCATTGGAGGGGGATTTATTTCTACGTAAAATTTATTAGTTCTTAAAAGTCCGTTTTTGCCTGCTATTGTTGATCTAAATTTGTTAAGATCGGTTAGCGAGTCAGGTGATTCAACAAAGCCTAAAAACTTTTCTATTGCTTTCACAAGGCCTGGCGGCAAAAATGGTTTAAGTGTATCTTTGATTGCATTGACTGCGCCCAGACCATCTCTAGCAATTCCAGCGCCTTTGGCAATAAATTTGCCTATGTTTAAGCCCATATTGTTCCTAACCGTTAATTATTTTTTGTGAATCTGAATATACCTTAGCAGCGTCAGCTTTAGCAAATCTTTGAAGCGGTAAAAAGAGAGCTATATCCCACTGCTTTGGATCAATTAAAATAAAGTCAGTCCTCACATGTTTATTTAGATAGTGCTTTACACATGGTTTAAAATACCTAAATTTTGAAGCTCTACTTAAAACATCGTACGAGAGTTTAAGAACTGTAGAACTATCATATTTTTTATTGCTAGTGAGAGAGTAAAGTGCATCCATTAATCTCGCTCTCATTACCAGAGGTAAGTAATGAACATTTAACCCGTAAAAGCCGCCAGGAGCTCCCGCAAAAGGAAAGATTAAGGGAAAGCGGTCGTAGTAAGGTAAGCTTGATTTTAATTTTGGATCGTAGCCAAACAAGTACATACTTCCCATTGATATACCTTCAACCGATTGAGTTTCTAGTTGACCTATAAGTCGGCTAGGTGATGCACTTCTAGCTCCTACTTTTTGTGCTTCTGAGCGAAACCAATTTCTTGCATCTACCGTTCTTGAAGGTACTATTCCTCTTGTTGCACTATCACTTAGTATTTTGTCGAATACGTTTGCCATTGTTTATACCTAAATCTTTTTCTGTTAATATTTGAAATTTCCACTCTCTTTGCTTACAGTACTGCTCTGCAGCAACCCATTTTGCACTATTAACTCCCCAAGTCTGCACTTCTCTTAGATATCTTCGTGTCGGCTTAGAGCCTTTAATAATTGGCTTTGGCTCTTTTACTTGAATGTACGGCTTGACCTCTATTATAACAGACTCGATGAGATTATCGACTGTTTTTCTACGAACAAAAAAATCTGGAAAATATCGATGTATTCTATTATCTATAGGGGAACGGTACGGAATAGCAATTTCTTCACTAGACCATTCAAGCACGTCTTGATGTGCATCTAAATAAGACATAAGACGAAGTTCGTACGAGCTCCTATAAATAATATTAGTCGGATCTCCTCTGTACTTATTTGGATTTCTTGGCTTAAACAACCCCTTATAACTCATAAAAGTATTTATGGCAGAATTCGACAGACACACCTATTTCTCAGAAGATCAGGACGTTGGCGGACAGTGGACTGGAGCCCCAGGAGACGATGATCCATTTGGTGCACCTCCTCCTGACCCTACCGGATATGTAGACGCAGACTCCCAAGAAGGAGGATTCTATGGGGGCGGAGGAAACGCTGGTTTCAGCAGTGGTGACGCTGACTCACAAGATGGTGGATTTTACGGATCAGTAGAAGATGCACCGGATTCGATAGTAGGCGCTATATTTCCAGAAGAAGCAAGAAGCAAATCATCTGGAATGGCATCTGTTATGCAATATCCAGAAGAGGTCACATCTCTCAATCAATTTATTTCTTTTTATTTTCAAGAAGTAGTAAGACCTACACCTCTTACGCCTAGAAGAAACAAACCCTCAGTATTAATTGTTTTACCTATTCCTACCAATTTAGTAGAGCAATTTAACATGCAGTACAACGAGAAAAAATATGGCACGGTTTTAGGATTTTTAGAAAAAGCTGGTGCATTTGATATTGATACGCTTTCTACAATGGCGGCAGGTCAGCAAGCTGGTATAGATAAAACTCGTGATTATGTTCAAGGTATTATTAATGAGGGAAAAAATACTAATTCAAAGCTCTTAGGGGCAGTTCAATTTGGCGTAAGAACTGTATTAGGTGACGCTATTGTGCTTTCAGCGGTTGAAAAAGCAACAGGTGCCGTTCTTAATCCTTATCAAGCATTACAATTTGACGGCATACAGTTAAGAGCTCATACGTTTAGCTATAGATTTTCTCCAAAGTCAGAAAGTGAAGCTGCTGCCCTAAAAGAAATAATAAATGAGTTTAAAATTAGAATGCACCCGGAAAAAGATGGATTATTGCTAACCTATCCGGATGTATGCCAGATTGGATTTGCTCCAGATAGCGCAATGCCATATAAGTTTGAACAATCATTCTTAGAATCAATGACAGTTAATTATGCACCATCTAATACTCCTGCGTTTTTTAAAGGTGGTCAGTACCCTGCAGAAATAGAAGTAACACTTAACTTTAGAGAGCGTGTCCCAGTCACCAAAGAATTTTTTCAGGATGCTTTTGCTTCTTACGCGGGGGGCGGCGGCATGTCCTCGCTCACTGAAGGATCCATTGGCGGCTTTGGTTCAATTGGTGAAGGAGGAGGATTGTTCAGTGGAGATGTTGACGCTCAAGATGGAGGCTTTTACGGAGGAGGAGGTAACGTAGGATTTAGCAATGGTGATGCCGACTCCCAAGAAGGAGGCTTTTACGGCGATCAGCAGCAACAGGAAGGGTATTTTACTAACGGGGATGATGTTGAAGCTCAAAACGGCGGATTTTATGGTGACGATGTTATCTACCCGGAGAGTATATAATGTATAACTTACTTTCAAGATACCCAATTGTAAATTATGGAGAAAGCCTTGCTCAAAATATTACTACAAGAATAAAATTTAAAGAGCTTGCTAAAGATAAAAAGGTGGTGTTTTATCCTTATATAATTAAAGAAGGGGAGCGACCTGAGCAAATTGCTCAGTTTTATTACGACGATCCTAGATATGTCTGGTTAGTATTTTTAAGTAATGATATCTACGATCCGTATTATGATTGGATTATGCAAGACAATGTTTTTAAAGAATTTGTTAGTAAAAAGTACGGCTCTATAGAAGCAGCAAACAAGAAAATAGTATACTGGAGAAATAACTGGGTTAATGATGAATCAATAATTTCTCTATCACAATATACCAGTCTTCATTCTGCTGGTAAAAAATACTGGGCTCCCATACTAGGATATAATAATCAGGTTACTAGTTATAGAAGAAAAGAAATAAGTGAGATACGAGAAACAAACACCACCCAGGAGCTGGCTGTTAGTAATGCCAGTATTTTTTCTGTAGAAAATATTATAAAACAATCTAACACAACAACCCAGATCGCACAAGCAACAGTCAAGCATGTAAACACAGCCGACAATAAAATCATTATTCAGCACGTTGGAGGCGCTTTTACTCCAAGTCAGGGTGCAAATGGTAACGTTATAATAGATAATTCTTCTGTTAACACTTCTCTTACATCTGTATCTACTATAGTATCCTCAATAGCTAATTCTGTTGCAGTTTACTGGGAGCCTGTATCTGCGTTTAAGAATGAAACTTTATTAAATGAATCTAAAAAATTTATTAAACTAGTAGACAAAAGTTTTGTTACGCAAATAGAAAAAGATTTAGATATACTTTTATGACCGAACGCTACGAACTAGGTGATGTAGATATAGTTGATTTTAAACTTAAAGCAGACGCTGGTACTGTAGATTTAAGAGGTCAAGCTGTTGCTGCTTCAATTTTTGAAGATATCTACCAGCCAACTTTATATTGTGAAATTATAGTTATAGATGCTATAAATCTAGCTAAATTTTTAAAATTAAAAGGTGAAGAGACCGTTACCCTTTCCTTTTTTACTAAAGGAAATTCTAAAATTACAACATATAATTTTGTTGTTTACGGTATTCAAGGCGTAACTATTCCTAACAATAATAAATTATCCACTTATACCATAAAATGCACATCTGTTGAACATTACATTAACAGTATAGTAAACGTAGAAAGATATTTTAAAGATAGTTGCTCTTCTCTTGTAAGCAGTATTTGTAAAAACTATTTAAATACTTCTAAAAAAATTGCATTAGAGTCTACTAAAGGCATTATACCGGTAGCAATGCCTAGTACCAGCCCATTAAAAGCAATAGATTATTTAAAGCAAAAATCTGTTTCAGCTTCTTTTCCAACCGGAGGATTTTTTGTCTTTTTTGAAAATCAAGACGGATTTCATTTTAGATCTATAGAGGGTCTTTTTAGAGATGGTGTATCCAAAATTGGGAATAAAATATTTACTAATGCAACTGATACACAAACAGACTCAGTTAGAGAAAAAAAATCTTGGAGAAATCTTACTCGCTACGAGCACTTACAAAAAGTTGACACCGTGTCTAAACTGGTAGCAGGTACGTTTAGTAATAATGTTAAGACATGGGACATTTTTACTAAAGACGTTGTAGACGTTCCATATTTGTTTAGTTCACAAGGTGATCAAATTATTCAAAACGGAGGTACATCTACAGCATCAAGTCCAAATTCAGATTCTTTTGTAAGTAAGATGACAGACGGCCCAAGCGTAAAGTATTTTATGCCGATTGACTCAGATAGATTTACAGATTTTATTCCCGATTATAGGGGCTCTCAAAGCGCTTTTGAAGCAATGTTTCAGCAGAACATTGTAAGATGTATGGCGAAAGGAGACAACTTACTTAAAGCTGGGGATGTAGTGACTCTTAATATTCCAGACGCGGCTGGATTTACAGACAATATTCAATATGATAAAGTGTATACTGGTAATTATTTAATTACTCGTTTAAGACACATAATACATATAAACAAAGATAATATTAAACACGACGTTTCTTTTGACTGCAACATGGTGGGGTTAAATTTATGAGTACATTTGGATTAGGTGCTGAAGGTTTTAGATGGTTTATTGGTAAGGTAGAAGATAGAGATAGTGATCCTTCTATGCTTGGACGGGTTAAAGTAAGAATGTATAACATTCATCCAGAGTCTCGTGCGTTAATTGCTACGGAAGAGCTGCCCTGGGCTACTATTCTAGGATCTCCTAATAGTGCCGGGCATATTAAAATAGGTCGATCACCTACCGGTATTATGAATGATTCTATAGTAATAGGATTTTATATTGACGGAAACGACGGTAATCAGCCTGTTATTATGGGAACGATAGCTTCTATTCAACAGGGAGAAAACGATATACCTCCAGAAGCTAGAGAGATCAATGAGGTTGTAGAGAAAAAAGAATTTGACCCTATTAACTTACCGTTTCGTGGAGAACCGTATTCTGCTTACGCTACTAAATACCCGATGAACAAGGTCCTTAGAACAGAAAACGGACATGTTATTGAGGTTGACGATACTCCAGGTAAAGAAAGAATTCATGTGTTCCATACAACGGGAACATACTGGGAGATTGATGAAGTAGGAAGACTAGTTCATAAATGTGTAGATAACAGCTACGAAGTTGTATTGCAGAATAAAGACGTTCATGTTATAGGTGATGTTAATATTAAAGTTGACGGTAACGTTAACATTAAGGTAGATGGCAACTGGGATCAACACGTTTTAGGAAATTACACTCTTCAGGTAGATGGTAACTACGATTATACGGTAGGGGGTAATGTAACACGAAAGGTGGGCGGTGTACACGATTTAAACGTTGGAGGAAAGATGGATACAAAAACTGGCGGTAATTACGCAGTTGATGCTCCTAGAATAGATCTTAACTCCGGGGTCGCTGCTCCAGCTGATGCTATAGAATCTCAATGGCAATAAAAAAACTAATAAAAGACAATTATGCCAGCAATTCATAGAAATACTGATCCAAGAGGATGTGGTGCAAGTACAATAGCGGTAGGGCAGGGGACTGTTTTTGCTAATCAACTTTTAGTTTCAGTTAACGGTGATCCAAACACTCACGGAGGTGGTAGTTTGATCGCTGCATGCAGACAAGTTTATGCTGAAGGAATTTTAGTAGTTAATCATACTCCAGATACTTCTACCCCCGACGCGTTCCCTCACACTGTATCGCCCACGGCAGGCGGCTCACCAAATGTGTTCGTAGGAGATTAAATGGCTAAAGTACAATTATCAAGACCGCAAAACAGAACTCTTAATAACGATATAATTTATTCTGATATATTTTCTAATCTAGACGTACATCCAAATAAAAAAGATTTGGTAAGACATGTTAATGATGAGTCTGTAAAGCGTTCAATTCGCAATATACTTCTAACCAACAGGGGCGAGAGATTGTTTAAACCTCTTTTAGGTAGTGATATTAGAGCAATTCTTTTTGAGAATATGTCTCCTGTAACTGAACAAAATTTAAAAACATTTGTAGAGACAGCAATTCAAAACTACGAACCTAGAGCAAAATTAAGGCAGGTACTTGTAACAGGGGTGCCCGATCTAAACGCATACAGCGTAACTGTTGCTTTTTCCACAATAAATAATAACGATACAATTTTCCTAGAAATGCTATTAGAAAGGACTAGATGATGGCTAATAGTTCCATCAATCTTGTCGGACTTGATTTTTCCGATATAAAAAATAATCTTAAAGATTATCTAAAAAGATCTGATTCACCGTTTAGAGACTATAATTACGAAGGGTCTAATATTAGCGCCTTTCTCGATCTGCTTGCATATAATACGTATTTAAATAATTTCTACCTTAATATGGTAGCTAGTGAAATGTTTTTAGATACTGCAAACTTAAGGGATAGTATAGTATCACATGCTAAAGAGTTAAATTATATTCCGCAATCTTTTAAGTCAGCAATTGCGCGAGTAGGGTTTACTATTACTCCTTCTACCGCTCTAGGCTCTATCGTCGTTCCAAAAGGAACCACCTTTACTTCTAGAATTGGTAGCAATAACTTTACATTTTCAATAGCTGACAATATTACTGTTAATGCAAATACAGTAGATGGTAAGTTTTATGTTACCACAAATATTTACGAAGGTGCGTATACTTCTGATTCGTTTGTCTACTCATCTAATTCAGACATAAAATATGTTTTGTCTAATCAAACAGTAGATCTTAGTAGCCTTACTGTTAGCATAGTTTCTGGTACTGGTGCTACACCTGTAGAATACAGGCAAGCAAATTCTTATCTAGGCCTGACCCCTACATCAAATGTATTTTTCTTACAAGCTGCTACTAACGACCAATACGAAATTTTGTTTGGTGATAACATCAGCGGAAGAATGCCTTTAGCAGGGTCTGTTGTTGTAGCACGATATAGAGCTTGCAACGGTGAGCTTCCAAACGGATCAGCAGTTTTTAATATTGATGGTCCCGTTCAAAATCAAGCAAACATAACTCCCATCTCAACAATTTTTGCAGCATCAGGGGGTGCAGTTAGCGAATCGCTAGCATCTATTAAACGTAACGCTACTAGACATTATCAAAATCAAGAGCGTGCAGTTACTGCAACAGACTATGAAAATCTATTACAACAAAATTTTCCAGAAATTCAAGCTATTTCTGCCTACGGGGGCGAAGAACTAGACCCCCCGCAATTTGGTAAAGTTTTTATTGCTGTAGATGTAGTAAATGCCGACGGCACACCAGAAATTACAAAGCAAAAATTTGTTAATTATCTAACTCCCAAATGTCCGCTTTCGATTGAACCTATAGTAGTAGATCCAGAATTTTTATACTGCACGGTTAATTCAACTGTTAAATACAATGTAGGCATCACTACTCTTAAGCCAACGGACATGGAAACGATTGTAAAATCTGCAATTAGTAGATTTAATACGACGTACTTAAACAGATTTAAAAATACTTTAAAGTATAGTAAACTACTTTATGCTATTGACTCCTCTAATCCAAGTATTATTAGTAATGATACCAACATTACACCATATAAAGAAATAATTCCTATAATTAACACTCCTAATAATTATAGAGTAGATTTTGGTATTGCAATTAATGGTACAAATAAGCTGGCCGACGGACATCTAGGATCTGAGCAACATGGCGTGCTATCGTCTGAGTTTGTTTATCGTAGTTTAAGTTGTAGATTAGAAGATGATGGTGACGGCAATATTTACATTTTTTCCTCAACAAGCGATACTCATAGAAGAATTCTTCTTGCCGGCTCAGTTGATTACTCCGCTGGAGTGATTAATCTTAACAACTTTAACGTATCCTCTTTTTTTGGATCGGCTCTTAGGATATACGTTACTCCATTAGAAAAAGATATTGCCTCTTTAAAAAATACTATTCTTGCTATAAGAGATAGTGATATTTTAGTAGAAATGATTAGCGCTAGAGAATGAAAGAATTAGAAAAAATAATAACTCCGTTTGTAAAAACTCATCTACCTGATTTCTATCAGGAAGAGGGTCCAAACTTTATTCGGTTTATAGAAGAGTACTATAATTGGCTTCAACTTAATAATCTAACATTAGTTACAACCGAAGTATCTACTTCTAACGCCACTACTACTTCTACTTCCGTATCCAATACTACAAGTAATGCAGCGCTTACTGAGGGCACAACCACTACATCATACGCTAATAATACAGCAAATGTAACAACAACTGTCACTAATAAGAACATTGCCGGTCAGAGCATTTATAGAGCTCGATCACTGTCGGAATACCGCGATATTGATACTACCGTAGATGAGTTTCTTGTTTACTTTAGCAAAAAGTTTCTTAGTGGTATTGACTTTACATCTGAAACAGATAAAAGAAGGCTAATTAAAGCTTCTTTAGATATCTTCAAATCCAAGGGTACACCTCAATCAATAGAGTTATTGTTCAGACTACTATTTAATAAGAGTGTTGAGATTACGTATCCCGGAGAAGATATTTTAAAAACATCTGATGGCAGATGGACAATACCTATTTACCTAGAAATTAGTAGATCATCTCGAAATGTTGAGCTAGTGGGTAGAGAAGTTACCGGCTCCAAGTCTGGTGCTAAAGCATTTGTTGAGTTTGTTATTACTAGAAATATTAAAGGCAAATTTATTGATATAATGTACCTCTCTAATGTTAGAGGTACATTTGTAAAAGAAGATTATATTACTGATGATGGAATATTAAGAAACGCCCCTGAAGTTTATGGCTCTTTAAATTCTGGTATTGTTACTGTACCTGGAGTAGGATTTACTGTAGGTGAAGAAGTAAGTATTATTTCTGATAGAGGTGTAGAAGGAACAGCCGTTATTACAGGGGTAGACCTTCAAACTGGAGTAGTTGAATTTAGAATAGTTGAGTCTGGATGGGGATACTCTACTAATACAAGCCTTATTGTATCTACTAAAGTACTGTTTCTTGCAAATATTATTAACACTGATACAAGCGTTACTAAATTTACACAGTTTGAAAGAGTACAACAAAACCTACACAGCATATCTCTTAGTAATGTAAGCGCAAGTTTCGTCGTAGGAGATACGGTAAAAACACCAGCCGGTAATTCTGGTATTATAGTTTATTCAACATATGATCCTGAAACATTAACAGCAGTTATTCGGGTAAATACTAATTCAGGTAACATACTTTCTAATTCCTTTCTCTACGACTCGCAAGAAATTTTACTAGCATTAACATCCAACTCTTTTATAGAAGGAGAGTCGGTATTTCAAGCTAACAGCACCGCTACTATTTCGATAGGCACTATCTCTACTATCTCTAATACTATTACTCTTGCTGTTACTCCCGGGACAATAGGAACAAATGGATTTAGTGTTGGTCAATTTGTTAAACAAAACACGTCTGCTGCAAACGGATTTATTGTTGCAGTATCGGCCAATGCAAACTTTAATCCAGCAAACGTTAATCATATTGTAATAGGGAGTATATCGGGAACGTTTGATGGTACCAGTATAATAACTGCTTACGGTAACACATCAAATCTTACACAGATTACTACTGCTACTCCTAATACAGTGTATACTACTAAGCTAATAAAAGTTATAAACTTAGAAGGTGCACCATGGGATCTCTCTGGCTATGTAAAAGGTTCTATTTCTGGTCCTAATACTTTACCAGTAACAGTAGGATATGTATCGGGTAAAGCTACCACATCTTCTAATATTACCGCCACTGGTAATGTAATTGGAACTAATGCTACCTCTATAGGTATCATATCGGTTAATAATACTTTTTATAGTACTAACGGGAACTTTATTGTAGGGCTATCCAGCAACTCATATGCTAATGTAACCTCAATTTCTACAGGCCAGGGAGCCACACTTAAAGTAGGTTCTATAGTAGATCCAGAGGTTGTAAGGGTAAGCCCAGATAGATTTTATAGCAACAACGATAATTCTATACGCTTTGACGGCATAGGTCTATTAGGTAACGGTGCAGGCTACAAAACTATATCAGACGTTCTTCTCGTTAGCGGTGGATCAGGATACTCTAATACTGATAAAATAACCTACACTGGTACATTTGGCACAGGAGGCTATTTACCCGCAAATGGTTCGTTAATTACGGATGGAAGCGGAACCATAGTATTAGTAAACGTAGCTGCTAACACCGGTGCTAATCTTACATCTAATCCAGTCGTATCTGTTTCTAACAGTACAGGAGGTACTCCTATAGGAACTGGTGCAAACCTGTACTCAATGTTCTCATATGGTTTTGTAAAAGAGGAATTTGGTGACGCATCGTTTCCTATTTTTTCCTTACTTAGATTTGAAAACAAAACCATTGGCTCTATAGCAACTCTATCTGGGGTTAACCCGGGAGAGAATTACAACACCCCACCCTTTGTTTTAGCTTTAGAAGACGACGTAGCAAGCTACGGAAAGTATAATATTACAATTGGATTGGGTAATCAAAATGGTGCGTTTAGCGTCGGTGAATCTATAGAACAAACTATTTCTACTCCTGCGTTTGAAGTGTACAGTAATAATTTTTCTGGTAATACGGCTAACTTATACGCTGTCGGTGAAAATGTTTACGTAACAGATGGAGTAAATGTAACTGCAGAAGGTACCGTAGTCTCCACTACCCTTGAATCAGCTACTAATACTCAGATAACGGTTATTGTTCCTAAAACAAACGACTTCGGTAATGCAA